GACAAGGCGAAAGTTATTGATTACAAGACTGGGAAATCGGCCAAGTACGCCGACCGAGGACAACTTGAGTTGATGGCACTTGCCACCTTCAAACACTTCCCGCAGGTGACCCACGTGAAAGCAGGGCTGGCGTTCGTAATCTCGCAGGATTTTGTCAAGGCGGAGTACAGCAAGGACGACGAGCCGAGGCTATGGGAAAAATGGCTGACCGATTACAATCGGCTTAAATCGGCGTATGAGCAGGATGTTTGGAACCCCCGTACGTCTGGATTGTGTAAAGCCCACTGCGTTGTGATGGAGTGCCCACACAACGGGAGAAACGGATATGCCTTATAAGAACAAGCCACGCCCTTACAAGAAGGAATACCAGCAGCAGAAAGCCCGTGGTGAGCACGGTGATCGGATGGAGCGCCAGCGTGCCCGCCGAGCCGTAGACAAGACGGGTAAAGACGCAAACGGTAACGGTAAGGCCGACAAGCGGGAAGGTAAGGACATCGCCCACAAGAAGCCATTGGCTCGTGGTGGCAGTAACAAAGACGGATACACCGTACAAAGCCAGAAGAAAAATCGTGCCGCAGGCGGTGCGATGAGTAAGCCCCCGAAGAAAAAGAAATAAAGGGGTTGACGCGCCCTGTGCGCGTCCGCTAGATTCAAACGGTACCCACAATAAGGGTGCCGATATAAGTGACCGATTGCGAAGACCGCTTTCGGTCTATAACTCATTGGAGAACGAATGGAAATCGTAGAGAACAAGGCTCTTTTACTGACCCTGCGGAACCCGAACAAGGTGACCACGGTGATACCGAAGAGCAAGGAACTGGACAATAACAAAGTACTTGTTAATTGGGGACTGGATGAAGCGCAGGTGCTGCGCAACCTAAAGATTAAAAACGTACCGTCGCCGATTCTGGGGCAGTACGACTGGCCGGGACAGTACAAACCATTCGACCACCAAAAGATTACGGCTGCGTTCCTGACCATGAACCGCAAAGCCCTGTGCCTGAACGAGCAGGGTACAGGTAAAACAGGCTCAGTGATTTGGGCAGCGGACTACCTGATGAAGGCACGCCGAATCCGCCGCGTGCTGGTGATTTGCCCCCTGTCCATCATGGATTCCGCATGGCGGGCCGACCTGTTCAAATTCGCAATGCACCGCACGGTGGACGTAGCCCACGGGGCCAAGGACAAGCGCAGGGCGGTCATTCGTGGTACCTCTGAATTTGTCATCATCAACTACGATGGTGTGGAGATCGTGGCTGACGAGATCGCACAAGGCCGATTTGACCTGATCGTGGTGGACGAGGCGAATGCCTACAAGAACGCCCAGACCAAACGCTGGAAGACCCTAAATTCCCTGATAACTCCTGACACATGGCTGTGGATGCTGACCGGCACCCCAGCAGCGCAGTCCCCGTTGGACGCCTACGGGCTGGCAAAACTTGTCAATCCCCGTGCCGTGCCTCAGTTCTTCTCGTCGTTCCGCGACATGGTGATGTACAAGGTGACGCAATTCAAATGGCGTCCCAAGCCGGAAGCCACGGACGTCGTGTTCAGGGCGCTCCAGCCAGCCATCCGCTACACCAAGGACGAATGCCTCGACCTGCCAGAAATGACCTACGTTAAGCGTACAGCGGCCATGACCAAGCAGCAGGAGAAGTACTACAACATCCTCAAGAGCCAAATGCTGATGCAGGCATCGGGCGAGGAAATCACGGCGGCAAATGCGGCGGTGAATATGAACAAGCTACTGCAGATTTCCTGCGGTGCGGTGTACTCCGATTCCGGCCAGACACTGGAATTCGACATCAAGCATCGTTATGCCGCATTGAAAGAAGTTATTGATGAGAGTAGCCAGAAGGTTCTGGTCTTCGTACCGTTCAAGCACGTGATCGACATCCTGACGGATAAGTTACGTTCGGACGGAATCACTACTGAAATCATCCGAGGTGACGTAAAGGCGACTGACCGTACGGACATCTTCAAGCGGTTTCAGGAGCAGCATGATCCACGAGTGCTGGTGATCCAGCCTCAGTCAGCAGCGCACGGGGTAACTCTGACCGCTGCGAACACCGTGGTGTGGTGGGGGCCGACCTCATCATTAGAGACGTATGAACAGGCCAATGCGCGTGTCCATCGTTCGGGGCAGCGCCATCCTTCAACTGTCGTACAGCTACAAGGATCTGGCGTTGAAAGACACATTTACAACATGTTAGATAATAAAAAGGACGTTCACACAAAGATTGTCGATCTTTACACTGAACTACTTGCGTAAGGCACTAAGTGCCACTATAATACAACCTCCGATAAATAAAAGGAGAACGAAATGACTGATGAAGCCAAGACTGGCGTGGACAAACTTGTCCGCGTCTACCTCAAGATGGCGGCTAAAGACGCCGAACTGTACGCCGAATACAAAGAAAAGCGTGCCAAGCTGAAAGACCAGATGGCACTGGTGAAGGGTGAACTTCTCGACTACTGCAAAGAGCATGACGTTGAGAGTGTTCGCACGTCCGAAGGACTGTTTTTCCGCACGGTTAAAAGCAACTACTGGACTAACGATTGGGACTCATTCAACAAATTTGTTCTTGAGCATGAAGTACCTGATCTGTACGCCAAGCGTATTAACCAGAGCAACATGAAGCAGTTTCTGGAGGAAAACCCCGACCTGATTCCACCGGGGCTAAATGTGGATTCTGAGTATGCAATAACCGTAAGGAGAAAGTGATGACCGACACACTGGTGCCGATTGAAGAATTGGCAAAGAAGGTGACGGTATCTGTCTCAACCGTTAGAGCGTGGCTGCGCAAGGGGTACATCCCCAAGAACACCTACCTCAAGATTGGGAACACATACCGATTCGACGTCCCTGCCGTGATCGCTGCATTGACTGCAACGACCGTAGGTAAGGAAGGTGACGTAGAGCAGACTACATCCATCGAAGAAACCCCAGAAATGGAGCAGATGGAATTTGATTTTAATAGTGACGAAGACTTCTAAGGAGTATGAAAATGAGCGAAATGACATTGTTTGAAGGCCAGAACAGTGCAATGTTGGCCGAACTCAGCAAGGGCGACCTGACTGAGACCGTATCAAGTGGGGCTACTAGCCGCCGCATTAGCATCCGTGGCAATCGGTTCCGTCCAGTAATCAACGGTAAGGAAGGCGATGCGTTCGATGGTTCCTCCATCAACGTAGTGATCGCGCAGGCAGCACCAATTTACCGGATGTTCTACGCTGAAGCCTATTCGGCAGACAAGAAAGTCGCCCCAACCTGCTGGTCATCGGACACAAACTCTGGAATGCCAGATGCTGACGTACCTGCAGAAAATCGTCAGGCCGAGCGTTGTATGGACTGCCCGCAGAACATCAAAGGTTCTGATGGTAGTGGTGGTTCCGCAGCATGTAAGCGTCGCCAGAAGATCGCAGTAATTCCGGAAGGCCGTATTGCCAAGGGTGAGTTGTACCAAATTGATCTTCCGGGGCAGAGCGTATTTAAGGATGACAAGAGTGGTATGGGACTGCAGGGCTATGCACGTTACCTGAAGGCGCACAACACCCCAGCAGCGGCGGTCATCACCGCTATTAGCTTTGATCCAAACAGTGCAACCCCACGCCTGATATTCAAGCCTATTCGTGCATTAGAAGAAGCTGAATTAAAGACTGTTATGCAGGTAAGGGGTAGCGAAGAGGCACAGCGTGTTGTTACTCTTTCCGTCTACCAACCGGACACCGAGAAGCAGCCTGAGTTGTTTGCGGAATCTCTCGCAACACCAGCTAAGCAGACGGTGGTTCTGGAAGAGGCTGAGGAAATCGAAGAGCCTAAGAAGGTTGTTAAGAAATCCGCAGTACCCGTAGAGGAAAAGGCTGAACTCTCTTCTGTATTGGAAGACTGGGACGACTAATTGTGTCGTTGGGGCTGGCGTCGGTAACACGACCCAGCCCCCTTTTTCCCCTAGTCTCCATTACTAGAAGTGCAGCTATGACAATTACAACGAACGAATTTCTGCGGCTGACACTAGGGAACGAAGGATATGTTTGCATCACAGGCATAAGCCACGAAGGGTATGTAAAACAAGAATTCTTTGAAACCTTAGAAGACGCAATACAAACGGCACACAAGTTTGATAACGAAGGACGAAACGCATTCTTTGCACTGGCACGCTTTAATACTGACGACAGTCGCAGAGCCGACAATGTAAAAGAACTCAGGGCATTTTTCCTTGACTTAGACTGTGGACCATCCAAGGAGTACGCCAACCAGAGCGAGGCGTTAGTTGACTTACGCCGCTTCTGTAAAGAACTTAATCTGCCGAAACCAACGACCGTCAACTCCGGTTACGGTATTCATGCGTATTGGCATTTGACTGAGCCAGTATCTCGTGCGGAATGGCAGCCAGTAGCATATAAATTTAAGGCACTCACGGAGAGGCATAATCTACGTGGGTCTGACCCTGCTATTCCTGCAGATCCTGCGCGTGTACTACGTGTTCCGGGTACGCACAACCATAAGCGTGGCACACCAGTACCCGTTGAGATTATTGGTGACTACCTCGTTAAGCCAATGTCGCTGGAGCAGTTCAATACACTGCTCGGCGATGACACAGCGATACCAGTTCCCGCTGTTTGGCAGAAGAGGGAGCGTGATCCGCTGACTGATTTGCTCGCGGGTAACTACGTCAGTAGGTTCAAAACCATCCTTACCAAAACAATGAAGGGTGAGGGATGCTCACAACTCAAGATTGCTATTGAGGAACAAGAGAACGCACCGGAACCATTGTGGCGTGCAGCGTTGTCGATTGCAGCGCATTGCTGTGATCGGGATAAAGCTATCCACAAAATATCTGCGTTTCATCCGGAGTACGATCCAGAGGACACCGAACGTAAAGCAAACCAGATCAAAGGGCCGTATACCTGCGCTAAGTTCGACGAGATGAATCCCGGCGTATGTGCAGGATGCCCGTCGTATGGCAAGGTCAAGTCCCCGATTGTTCTCGGCAAAGAATTAGCAGAGGCGACCGAGGAAGACTACGTTGTGCAGGAACCAGCGGTGGATTTGCCGAATGCTCCGGTACACACGTATGTAATTCCGAAATACCCGGCCCCATATACTCGTGGGAAGAACGGTGGGATCTACGTACGTGAGGAAGTGGAGGACGATCAGGGGAATACGCAGTTTACTGACAAACTCGTCTACCACAACGACTTATATGTTGTAAGTCGACTGAACGATCCTGATATAGGGGAATCGCTGGTACTCCGACTACACCTACCAAAAGATGGGGTGCGAGAGTTCACGATGCCGCTACACGCTGTCGGGTCACGTGAAGAATTCCGTAAAACAATGGCGACATACGGTGTCGCAGTATTAAAACCGGAACCGCTTATGCAATACATAAATAAATGGGTGAACGAACTACAGTTGCAGTCCGCAGCGGATGAGGCTCGCCGCCAGTTTGGTTGGACGGACGATAAATTCTCATCATTTATTCTTGGGAAGATGGAGATTACGAAAGACGAAATTCGTACAAACCCAGCTTCCTCGGCGACTATTGGGATGATGTCAGCGTTTGAACCGAAAGGCTCACTGGATCGCTGGAAAGACCTAATGGAGATGTACAACCGCCCCGGACTAGAGGCGCACCAGTATGTAATCGGCTCCGGATTTGGGTCGATTCTGATGGAAATGATGCCGATTAACGGCGTAGCACTGCACCTCCACAGTGATGATTCAGGTCACGGCAAGACCACCGCGTTGTTTTCGGCAGCGTCAATATGGGGTGATCCTGATAAGTTGGTACTGCAGAAGGAGGACACCCACAACTCGAAGATGAACCGTGCCGAAGTCTACAAGAATCTACCGTTCCTACTGGACGAAATGACAAACACGGCACCGAAGGATTTGAGTGACTTTGCCTACCAGCTACCGAATGGGCGGCAGAGGAACCGTATGTCCGGCAAGGCGAATACGGAACGGCACCGTGGGGAACCGTGGAAATTCCTGTGCGTATCGACAGGCAACTCCAGCATGATCGAGAAGATCGCATCATTTAAAGCCGCACCGAAGGCCGAAGCCCAACGTATTCTGGAATACAGAATGCCGAATCGGCTGAAAATGTTCGACTCCAAGGAAGAGACCGACACGTTCAGCTTCGAGGTCAAGAAAACCTACGGCCACGCAGGGGTGATTTTCGTCCAGTACGTGATGAATAACCTAGAAGCAGTGCGTGATTTGGTATTCGGAATCCAGAGACGTATTGACCAGAAGGCAGGATTGACGCAACAAAACCGATTCTGGTCAGTGCATGCAGCATGCTCTATTGCTGGCTTGACGATCGCTCGCCACCTGAAGCTGGTCAACTACGAAATCAAAGGGGTGGTCAATTTTATCGTAGACGTGATCGAGCATAATAAGAACGGTGTATCTGGCATGGGTGGAAACGTCGAGGAGATCCTGACGGACTACATCGCCGAGAACTACAACAACATCCTACGCATTGTCAGCACTGCTGATAGCCGGAAGAATGAAATCGACACGGGGCTTGACCATCTGGTGCAGCCCGATGCAACCCCACGAGTGGCACTGGTTGGTCGGTATGAATACGACATCAAACGTCTCTACCTTCTGCCGAAACCGTTAAAAGCGTGGTGTGTTAAACAGCAGCTTAATTATGGTGGGTTCATTGAAGGGTTGAGGAACGGGCGTACGAAACTGCAGCGGGATAAATTCCGTCTGAGTAAAGGCACCCGTGCAACGCTGCCACCAGCAAACGTACTGGTCATAGACTGCTCAGGGTTTATGGATGATGAAGTTGAAAAGACGCTCGGCGAAACCTAAGCCGTCGTACCAAAAGGATGTCCGATTAAAGATTGACGAGTTATCCCCTGACGGGGTAAGGATCATTGTAGAGTGGAAGGATTTTGTAGTGGGGGCGTCCGTATTTATCCCTGCAATCGATGTGGTAGAACTTATCGAAGAGATGCGTTTATTAGCATCCAATAATAAATGGGAAATAGATTACAGACTAAGGGTAGAGGATGGAAAACTAGGAGTACGATTCTGGAGAACCCTGTGATAGCATGCGCTGGACAGTTTTCTGTCGTTTCGTTCTCTTATCATCCTCCGATGGTGACTTATCCCCGGTACCTCACCGGGGATTTTTTTCGCTAGTCCCCATCATACTCACGGATATTTGCCATCAACTCAGGGCGCAGGCTCTTGTTGATCGTGATGCCGTGGTACATACCTGCGCTGGTCTGCATGTGGCGACGCATGGACCGCAGCACTGTGTCTGCAGTGATCGCCAACCCCGGATGCTCGCGGCTAAATTTAGCCATCTCGGTCATTGTCTTACGTGCTTCGGCAGTGTCACCATTACGTGTTGCGATGTAATAGTTTCTTAATAGCTTAGTCCGTTTCTCTAGCACATTACGCTCTATCTTCTTAGTGTTGCTGTTGATCTCAAGCTGACGGGTGTATTCCGCCGGAGCAAAACCAAAGAATTGTGCAAACGTGTTCCACGGCCCCAGTTCACCTGTAATCGGATCACCACGCAGTGTGCGAGGGCCTTCGGTGCCGAATCGAACGGATTTCAAGGCGTTGCCGAGCGCAGAAGGTAGCATCTGCTCAATACCCCGTGCGACATTACCTTCGTTTATCAGGGATAAACCACGCTCCATACGACTGGTGACACCGAGTACCGGACCACCCATTGTTTCCATCAAGGAGAGCATCACACTTTGCTGATCTCGTACCTTGTTGTCACGGAATACCAAGTCACTCAGACCCACACGGGAGGCAACTTCGACGCCGAGTAGGTTATTCACAAGCCCACTGTACGGCACTTCGCCCATCCATTTACGAGCAGCGGTGTCGAAATCATCCTCGTCATCGTCAGACAGAATGTTGTAAGCCATCGCTGCAATGCCGTAGAGCGGCACACCCTGAACACCAGCCAGTAATGCGGAGGATGCGTAGATACCTGCGATCTGGCGTTTTGCCATCTTGCGTACTTCTGGATCGGCGTCCTTCAGTGCATCACGCGCAGTCTTGAACATCATGTAATACATAGACACGCCGTAGCGTTTGAACATGAACAAGACTTTACCTAGCGGACCCTGTGCAATACGTGGGGCTGCAGCGGCGACGGTGCCACCGTTGGTCAGTTCAGTTACGTACACTGCGTATTCTGCGGCTTCCCGCATGGCTGCCTCATCGATAGCCCGTCCCTTTTTCGCCATAGCGTCCAGTTCGAGGTTGTATGCAGCAACCATTGCTACCTGACGGTTCATACGTTCGCCGTGGTGGAACACAAAGCCGGATGCAGCGTTGACCTTAGTCATCGTAGAAGCACTATCGTCCACATCCAGAATGTCGTAAGTCAGGGATCGATTAAGCTGCCCACGCTCCAGAGCCACTTCTGAGAGGGTCTTCAGGCGGCGGATGTCTGCCGGAGTGTCCTTGGCATCAAAATCGTAGTTGTCCAGCGACGGGAATGCCCGGACCTTACGCTTAACTTCCCCAGTATCCGTCGGTACCAGCATCTCCAACTCACGGTCGAATCCACTGTTGGTGAACACACGGGTAGCCGTGCCGATTGCTTTGGTTGTCTCGCCGTAGCCATACTTACCACCGAGGTAAGGCATTACCACTAGCGGGATCTGGGTCAAGTTGACGATCGCAGAGGAGACGTTGAAGCCGAGAGTCATGCCGAAACCGAAGGACGTAGCCATTTTTGACCACATCGGCACAGTCGGGTTGATCGCGAAATCGATACGCTTAGACAGCTCGTTTGCATACCCTACGGTCACTTCCTCATTACCCTGCGCACGTACGTGCTCATCGATCTCGGAACGGAGATTTTCTAGCTTCGCACCGTATTCGATATTGGAAAGCTGCCGTGACAAGTTATAGGACTTGCTGCGAAGTGCAGCTACTGCGTCGCGCTTGAAGCCCGCAGTGCCCTTACGTCTGCGGAAACTCTGTGCAAATGATGTTTCCGGTAGCATGTTGATGAAGAAGGTCATTACTTCTTCTTTCACCTTCGGGTCCACTTTATTCGTATCAAGGGTCTTGAGGACCGAGTTCATAAACGAAGTAGACGGAGCACGCTTGTAATTTACTTGGCTGATATTGGCAAATTTCTGGAAGTCCGTAGCCTTCATGGTGGCATCGGCCTTGATTTCCTTAATCGCTACATCCCGCTGCAGGCTCGTTTCGTAGGCTTCTACGAACATCTCAGTGGTGCCAGTACGGGAGTCAAAGGCGTTATAGGACAGCCAGTATTTACCAGAACGAGTCAACGGGAAGTATGGCTCGATCGCACCGTTATCGAAGATTCGGCTCCAAATGTCTTTCTTGACTTTCTTGGCTACGGCTTTGTCCCCAGAACTTTCTTCCAGACGGGTTTCCAGCACCTTACCGACTTCTTCGTAGAGTGCTTTGTAGGTATCCCGCATCTGCTTATAGACGCTCTGCCCAGCCGAACCGAGTGATTTCCAGTCCTTCTGCATGGCGTCCCATGCCTGTAGCTTTTCGTCCGATTCGGCGTAGGCATTACGTGGTTTGGATGGGTCAACCTGCTCAAGCGTACTGGTGTAAATGACAGTATTCAGGGTGTCGAGTTTGGTTGGGTTGTTCTTGTACCAATCCTCTACACGCTTAATGATCGGCTCGATCTTCTGATTACGGCGATTTTCAGAACCAGTCTTTTCCTGCACCAGTGCATCCACACGGGGAGCCATAGGAATGTATTTAGCGGCGATGTCGGTCAATGCGTTCAACGGCAGGGACATGCGAACCACATTCTTCACAGCGTTCGGGATGGTGCCTGTAAAGAACTCATGGAATTTAGCGACACGCTCTTGGTTCAGCGGGCTCAGATTGTTGTACCGCTCGCCGATCGTATCGAAGATTTCTCCACCCTTACCCAGCATAGAAGCTGCATACAACTGACCAGCATTACGGCTATCCGGTGCCGGAGACAGGATTGAAGTGATAGTTACATCAGCTTTATCTAATGCAGTTTCCAATCCACGGGTCGGCATACCGATCAAGCTACGGAGCATATTGCCTACCGCATGGGTAAAGCGTTTCCATGCAGTAATTGGCTCGCCCTTTGGATTGATCGCCTGCAGCTTGGCTTGGAATTCTGGGTTAGAGAACGATTCCGCAACAAATTCATCCAGTGACTGGGCACCGTACGCAGTATCTAGGGAGTCCTTAACGTCTTCATATAGCTTCTTCAACTGCTTGGTAGCAGGGTGAGAAGGCTTAGATAGAATGTGGGAAGTAGCCGCGTGGGTGGCTTCGTGGAGGATAGTGTGCGTATTGATGCCCAGCCTAGAATCTAGCTGGATCGTGTCAGTCTTTGGATCGTACAGCCCCGCAATGCGGTTACCTGCAGCGTCCGTCAGGTTATCCACAACCTCAACTTTGGTCTTCTCAACAGCGTTCATCAGCTTAGTAGCGGCTCTACCGAACACCGTGTCCGGGTTCATAACGCCGATTCCAGCGAGCGCCTTGCGGAGTTCTCCATTGGCAAGCTGGGCAGCGATGGCTGGGTGTGGCGGCATCGCCATCTCGACGATCTCACCGGCACGCAATTTGAGGGTGCTTTCCTTAGTCTGTGCGTCCAGATATTCCTGAATGGTCTCGTCGACGGCCATTGCCTCTTTATCGAGCAGTACGGCGTTCAGTACCTCTTCACGAGTCTGACGTTCCTGAGTCTCATAAGCACGTATAAACTTGTCCAGTGTGCGGTTAGCTTCAGGGCTTAGGTTTTCCTTAACCCAATCGTACGCTGACTTAGCACTCTTACCATTCATACCCTCGAAGAATTTAGCTTCTTCTTCGGTCTCAGTAGTACGACGGAATTGCGGGGTGTTGTATACGTAGTCGAACGCGATGTTGAGCAGGTTGTCCACCTGCCGTGGCATCTTGATGAAATAGTTATAGACCGCACGGGTAGCGGCGTCCATTTTCTTAGGGTTGCCCCTTAGAAGTGCCTGTACTTTATTGGCATCCTCTTGGGTACGGACTTCCTTCGGGGCGTGCAGCAGATACATGTGCGCAATACCCTTGTGGAATTTCTGAAGCGGCGGCGCAGCGAGTTCTTGCCATGCTGCATTACCATCTTCTTCCTTAGTTTCTTTCGGTGCTGCCTTTGCCTTCTTGGTGGTAGTCGACTTCTTAGGCGGCTCCCACTTCACATTACCCTTGGCATCGGTCGATTTGACCCAACCCTCAGCAAATTTAGCCTCTTCAGTCAGGGTCTCTTCGAGCACCTGATTCGGGGTGTCTTTTACCTTTTTAGCAACTCTAGGAGCAACCGGTTTTTTAGCTTCTTTGGCAGGGGCAGCTTTAGGCTGAACAGCAGCAGGCTCTTCACGAGTTGGTTTAGCCACTCTACTAGCAGGCTTAGCAGCGACTGCAGCAGCACGTTCTTTCCGATGTGGAGCAGCTTTCTTAGCAGCTTTGCGCTTAGCTCGAACGGTCTTAGGCTTAACTTCCTTAACTTCTGCTTTAGGTTCTTCAACTTTCTTTTCCTCTAGTGCAGCAGGTGCTCGCTCTGCTCGGCCCACAGGTTCAGCAGCAGGTCCTCTAGCACCCACCAATCCGCGTCGTTCAGGTGCTCCAACTCGTCCGGCACCCTCACCGGCTCGTCCTGCTCCAACAACTCCCACACCACCTTCAGGGCTAACTCTAGTTGGTGCTGGTTTAGGTCGTGCACGTGTAGCATCTTTGGTAATTCCTCCACGGGGGCCGATCATTTCAGCCTGTTCCATGAATAACGGAGAATTAGCGTAGTCTTGGATTCGCTGGCTCGTTTCTGGTGCGACGTTAGGATTCGCTGCGTATTCGAGTAGCTCCCCACGGATCTCAACCCGGTTATCGTCAAACGTCTTACCCTGAAGGCGCTTACGAATCGGAGCCTGCTTCTTAATGTCGAATGAGTCAAACCAACCCTCGTCCAGCGTGGTCGGGGCTTCGGGGGTAGGTGCTGCACGTTCGGCAAGAATCCCACGTTCCAACAGGCGCTTCTGTCCCATACCGGGGAAGCCCATTTGTTCAGGCTCACGAGTAGCCGCTCTTTCAGGCACTAACTCTTCAATCGGAGTCTCGTCTGGTGCTGCGGGTAGCGTGGTGTCAACTTCCTCAGCCTTACGCACATCGTACGCGCGGTTGATTAAACGCTTCTCGTCCTCGTTGATGTCGGTTTCACGTAGTCCCTGTTTCTTGAGTTCTTGCGTGAACTTACGGGGGATATTGGCGATCTCGACGTCTTCGATGATCGGGAGCAAGATGTCCAGACGCTTCTGTTGCGTCTCTTTAGCCTGCGCCGATTCCTGCCTACCAGTCAATTCGGCAATGTCGGATTCCATCTGCAGACGCTGACGCTCTGCTTCTGATTCTGCGGCACGCTGCTCATCCTCTGCCAGCATCGCTTCAATCTGACGGGTCTCTTCTTCATCAGCACGTTGGCGATCCACAGCGAACAATTCTTCTAGCTGCTGCTCCTCGGCCATATCGATCATGTCTGGCTGGCGGGGGGCTTCTTCCTCAGCCGGGGCGGGTTCTACAGCCGGCGCAGGTTCTGGCCCTACAAAGCCATACGCAGCCTCTTCAGCATCAGCAAGTTCTACTGGGAACAATTCACCCTGTGCACCCTCTTCCTCTGGTAGGACCGGTGCTCTACGGGCTTCCTCCTCAGCGGCTCGCTGGGCTTCTTCCTCAGCAGTAGCGGCCCTCTTGGCACGACGCCCCAAGGCCATGTCTGTCAGCGCCTGAATCAGACCACCTACACCAGCGCCATAGCCGAGTGCTTCGCCAGAATCGGTAAATACGCCCTGTTCTGGGTCGTAGATGCCTTTAGCGATGAGGTTCTGGGCAATCTGGGCTGATGCTTCCTGTAAGCCTTCTGCGCCACCTGTAGCAGCTACACGGCGGAGACGAGAGACAATGCCATCTGTGAGTGGCTTGCCAAGGTTATCAATGAATTTGAATACTGGCAGGATTTCAGTAACGCCTACTAAGGTACCAATACCCGTGGCAGCAGTCTGTTCCCCCGGAGTAGCGCCAGCAGCAATCGCACGCTCACTAGCTTCCCCAGCACCTGCAGCAGCACCGAGACCGCCAGCGCCTATACGCCCAGCTACACCGAGCGGGCCAAGGGCAAAGAATGGAGCGGTAGAGCCGAGAGCCTCAGCAAACTTACGGGAAGTGGTTTCTTCGTAGCCACGCTCCGCCTCAAACGGAGATTTGAGCGTTTCGGCTATGTCCTTAATGCCCTCACGAGCACCAGCCTCAATGCTATCAGGCAGAATAGAAGACGCACCCAACGCTGCCGATTCGAGCAAACCCAGTGCGCCATAAGGTACACCTTTAATAAACTCAGAGGTTTCACCCAGAAAAGTAGTATCTATTTCTGGTGCCCGCATCATAGTGGGGGCAGGCGCAGCGGCTTCTTCTTGCTCGGCTAACCGATACTGAATCGCAGCAATTACTTCTTCTCGACTGGCACCTTCTGGCCCTTCGATTTCGTAGGTAATACCTTCTGGGCTAGTGATCTCATAGAGTGGCATGGACGGTGCCCTTACTTAGTTTTAACTGTAACCCCACCCCAATTACCCGGTGCGGACGGCGCGGTCAGAGGAGCACCTGCACGGAGTAAATCCACTTCCTTCTTGAATTTATCTCTAGCGGCTTGGATTTCAGAATCACGCTGTGCCTTAACTTGATCTACGGCATTCTGAGCTTCAGCATCGCCTTGGGCGGCAGACATTGCACTGAGATTGTACATTTCTTCGTAGAAATCAAAGATCGCTTTTTCGCGAGATTTCTGAAGATCGTTAGCCATTTCGATCTTCTTATTCAGGCTAGATTCCTTGTTGATATTGATGTACGCCTCACGGTCAAGATCCGCGATCCTTTCCTTAGACGCAGTGCCGAGTTCAGATTGACCCAATTCCAGACCCTTAGCACGTTGGGCTTCTTGTCCGGTTTCATAACGACGGGCCGCCTGAGAACCGCCAGCGAGCGCACCTGCTAGGCTGGTCTTA